CGGTGGTAGCCAGGCCGGTGCGGATAAACCAGGCGTTCAGCGTCTCGCCGGGCAGCTTCGGGCGGACCGTGCCCGAGACGGCGCCGAGGTCACGGGCCGGGACGAGCATCACTTTGTAGCCGTGCTGGCGGGCGAGCTGCGCGAAGAGCTGCATGTACGCCCACGGGTTCTGCGCCTCGTTGAGCGGCGTGTCTGCCCACGATTCGTTGTCGTACATCACCCATTTGAAGGCGGCGAGGATCACGCGCGGGCTGTACGTCACCCCGGCGTTGGTCTGCGCCACCCCGGTCACGTCAGCGAGGAACTGCAGGTAGCACGTGTACTTGAGCACCGGGTTGGCGGCGAGCGCGTCCTGCACCGGGTTCGTGGTCGGGTCGGAGCCGATCAGGTAGCCGCTGGTGTTGTTGAAGAACGTCTGCACTCTGGTGGGGTCCGAGCCGAACCACGTGTGCACGTTGTCGCCGTTGGCGAGCCACGAGAACTTGCGGACCTGCCCGGAGTCGTGCAGCGGGACCGGGCCGTCAGCGACCCACGCCGACAGGTTCCCCGCCTGCCCGGCCAGCATGTAGCTGTTGCCCTGGCTATCTGAGACGCCCTGCGGCTGCTGAGCTGCATTCGGCGGCGTCGAGGCAGCAACCACGATGGCGTCACCCGGCGCGGTCGCATGCGTGATCGTCACCGCTGTCGCGCCCGCAGCCGACACCCCGGCCGACCCGGCCTCGTACGGCACGGGCGTCGCTGACGTCGAGTACGTCACCAGGATCTGCCCCGCCCCGCCAGCACCGGAGCTGCGCGCAGCAGCCGTGTTGCTGTATGCCCCCGACCCGGCTGAGCCGCCCGTGGTCGTCCCGTTCGGCGCTGTCCCCGCTGTGCCGGGGCCGGTGCTCGTGCCGTTCGGCCCGGCAGCTCCCCCGGTCACCGCGCCGCCGCCCGTGATCCCGGCTCCGCTGCTGCCGTTCGCCCCGGTGCCCGCCCCGCCCGCAGCGCCGCCGCTGTTCGCGCTGACAGTCCCCGCCCCGCCGGCGCCGCCGTCGTGATGGATCGAGTTGACCGACCCGGTGCCGCCCAGCCCCCCGGCCGCGTTAGACGACTGCTGCGTCTTGCCGCCCTTGCCGCCGTGCGCGACGACTGTGCCGAAGCTCGTGTCGGCTCCGTCGTGCCCGGCGGCGTTGTTCGCCGCGATGCCGCCGGCGCCCTGCGCGTACGCGAATGACTGCCCCGGCGTGACCGCCAGGGTGGCCTCTTCCGCGTACTCCCCGGACCCGCCGCCGCCGCCGTTCCAGCCGATCACGGCTCCGGTGCCGCCGCCGGACGCGTTGCCGCCCCAGCACTGCACCCGCAGCGTGCCGGTGATGCCCGCCGGCGCGATCCAGTTCCCCGAGCCCGTCAGGGCGATAGTCGGCACGTCTACACCTGGACCGGCTCGACGAGCAGCAGCCCCTCAGCGAGATCAATCGGCGCTGTGCCGCCGCCCGCAGCGACCCACCGCCACATCGGAGTCACCGTGTCCGTGCCGCCCGGCGTCAGGTTGTCGAACAGGTAGGTGCGCTCGAAGGCGCCGATGAACGCGCTCGTGCCCACGAACCCGCCGGCGCCGGTACTCTCCGATACGCCACGCGTGTCCGTGCCGGAGATCCGGTACGACACAAGGCCGTTATTGCCGCCGAGCAGCCCGGTCAGCGCTGCCGAGATGGTGATTTTCACCTTGCCGGAAGGCGGGACAGTGAAGGTGATAGCCGGCCAGTTCGCGTTGGAGAAGTCCGTCCACGTGCCCGAGACGTTCCACGCGCCCGCGTTGATCTGCGCCGACTTCTGCGGCTGCATCGACGCGAAAAACCCCAGCGACCGCAGCACCCCATAGTTCTGCACGATGTTGGCGTTCGTCACCGACGCCTGCCCGGCTGAGATGCTGATGCTGGCGAGGTCGAGCGCCGTGTTCGGCAAAGCGGGCTGGCCGCCGCCCGTGTCCTGCAGCAGCGACAGGATCCAGTCATACGTGGCGTACGACCCGTTGGCGCGCTTGTCGCGGACCTGGCCGATAAGCCGGTGCGTGCGCGTGCCCGAGCCCGGGGCGGCAGGCGTGACGACGTTCGCAGTCGCTGTGTTCGTGATCAGGTACGCGCCCTGATCAGACACGTCGTCGCCGCGGATGATCGCCTGAAACGCGCCCACGTCCACGGAGAAGTTCGCGCCGGCGCCCCGCTGCACGACGATCGCCGAAGCGGGGGCGATCGCGCCCTCCCGGGTGTCGCCGGCGATCGCGCGCAGGAGCTGCCGCATCTCGCTGCCCGGGTAGTCGATCTCGGCGTCAGCGGCGGCGGGCTGCAGGAAGAGCGGCTTCAGGAGGGTCACGGGGGTTGTCCCTTTCTTACGGCATCCACACCGGGTACGCGGTGATCAGCGCGACCGAGCCGGGCGCGGTGCCGCTCGTCGCGTGATACCGCATGCGTGCTGCCTGACCGGGGTCGAGCGGAAACCAGTCGTAGCTCGCGAAGTTGACCAGGCCCATCACGGACTGATTCGGGTCGGACAGCAGCCGCGCCGTCTGTGCGCGGAAGTCCAGTTCGACGTACTGGCCGGGGCCGAGCACAAGCGCATCGGTGAAGTCGAATGTCTGTCCGGTGTCGTCGCGGGTGAGCTTCGGGCCGACAGCCGGGCCGTACAGCCGGGCCGTCCACCGGGGCCGCAGCGTGCCCGACGCGGTGATCAGCATGTCAGCCTGCGCGGTGCTCGCCGGGAACCGGAACCCCAGCGCGTCGTTCACCTGCACGCCGGCGCTGCCCGGCTGCAGGCTCTCGTCGTCGAAGTAGTGCTGTTCGGCCGCCGCGGCGGTGGCGACGGCAGTCGAGACTTTGCGGCAGTTCGCAGCCCCGGCCGGGGCGGTGACGCTGCCGGTGTGCTGCGTCCATGCTGTCGTCGAGTTGACCGGCGGGGTGGCCGCGTACAGCGTCGAGATCACCACGCCGGCCGCGTCGTAGAACTGGGCGCCCGCCTTGAACGTGCGCGGCGACACGACTGCCCGGCTCCACGTCCCGACCGGGACCGAGTCGCCCGCCTGGCACGGCATGCCCTGGCTGGCGATGTTCGCCGCCTGGCAGTGCGCAGCAGTCATGTCGCCGGCCGCGACCGACGTGAGCAGCAGCGCCCCCGTGCCGCTGTGCGCCTGCGCAGCCGTCGCAGTCGGCGTGCCGTTCCCGGCGCCCGTCCACGTGCCGATGCCGCCCTCGAAGCCGGCGTTCTGCGCCGACCCGGAGTTCGCGCCGGCCAGCCAGTTCCCGCCCGGCCCCGCGATCAGCGGGAAGCCGGTCACGTCGGGCACGTCCGCGCCGATCGTCCACTGCTGGATGCCGGTGTCCTCCCAGCAGCCCCGCGGCGCCTTCCACGCGAGCTGCACCTCACGGATACGGCCCTTCTGGATCGTGATGGGATGCGCGTGCGAGTCGAACCGGAGCACGAGCTGCCGGTCCGTCACCCACTCGTCATCAGAGACGACGAGACGCGGCCGGGCTGACGGCACCAGATACGACGCCAGCGCGTCAAGCACTGCCCGCGTCCCCGGATGGAGCACCGTCAGGTCCATCGTCACCGCGGCGGACCCCAGGAACGCTGTCTCATCGTCGGTGCCGTCAGCGAGCGCCAGGTCGTTCTCCGCGGTCCGCGGCGACGCGGTGACCTCCATCCCCTGGAACGCGATCCCGGCGGCGGGCTTCACCGGGTAGCTGGTGCCCCGCTTGTCGTCGAACAGCGTGATGGCGGTGATCACGGTCAGCCTCCCAGCGCGAACGCGATGCGCCGCTGGATCAGGTCGATGTCGGCCTGCTCCCGCACCACGACGCCGCCCAGGTTGACGACGCGGCTGCCGGCGAGCGCCTCGATCCGGGCCGCCAGGTCGGCCAGGCCCCGCTCGCTGGTGACGGCCTCGCCCGCGTGGAATGCGTAGCCCTGGCCCGAGCGCAGCCCGACCCCGGCGACCGCCTCGTGCAGCCAGCCGCCCTTATCGAACCGGTTGCCGAGCGGGATGATCGGCTCGCCGCCCCGCAGCCGGATCAGCTCCGCGCCCGGGCCGTTCTCGCCGACTACGGCCCAGCCGGGCAGCGCCGACTTCGTCCCGCTGCCATACCAGTTGAACGCCTGCTCGTGCGCCCACGCGGCGGCCGGGTCGCCGTACCGGTCGCGGATGTACTCCTCGCCGTAGAACACCTGCTTGTACCCGCTGGAGGTCTTCGGCCCGTAGGGCGCCCACGTGCTGTCCAGGAACTGCGCGATGCCGTACGCCGTCGACGTGGGGTTCTGGGCGTTCGGGTTCCAGCCGGATTCCTGGTTCCACAGCGGGATCAGCGCCTGCATCTCCCGCGGCGACCAGCCGAAGGACGGCATGATCGACGCCGCGTACTGCTCATACGTCCCGGCCGCCTTCCCTGGCGACCCGCTCGCGCCGCCGCCGCCGAAGCCGAGCAGGGCGAGCAGGGCGGACAGCAGGTCCCCGCCGATGTTCTTGATCTGGCTGACCACCCATTTGGCGAGCCCGCCCGCGCCGTGGACCATGCCCTTGAACAGCCCCGTCATCAGGTGGGTGCCGAGGCCGAAGAACACCGAGCTCGGTGAGTGGATGCCGAAGAACGACTTGACGGCGTTAATGATCGCCCCGCCGATCTTCGCGACCCACGAGCCGACGCCCTTGATGATGTTCCAGGCGCCGTTGAACAGGCCGGTGATGAGATTCTTCCCGGCGTCGAACAGCCAGTGCACGGCGGGCGCGAAGAACCCGGTGATCTTGGTGATGAGCGCGGCTGTGGCGGCCTTGATCTTGTCCCAGTACTTGAAGATCAGCGCGACCGCCAGGCCGATCGGCCCGGTCAGGATGCCGAGCAGCAGCGGCCAGTTTTGCTTCAGCCAGTCCCACACCGCCAGCGCCGCCGCGCGGATGCCATGCCAGGCGTCGACCGCCCAGTTCGTGATGTCGTGCCACAGCCTCTTCCAGAAGTCGCGGAACCATTTGCACTTGACCCACAGCACCACGAAGATCGCGATCAGCGCCACGATGGCGATCACCACCAGGCCGATCGGGTTGGCGTCCATCGCCAGGTTGAGCAGCCACTGCCCGGCCGCGGCGAGCTTGGCGCCCGCGGCCAGCGCGATGTCGCCCGCCCGGACGGCCAGCGTCGTTATCCACAGGCGGGCGCTGGTCGCGGCGGCGAGCTTGGAGATCAGGATGTACCCCTCGTAGGCCTTGGTGCCGACCGACACGGCGATGGCCAGCCCGGCGAACGCCCCGGCCATGCCGAGCACCAGCCCGGTGTGGCCGGACACGAACCCCATCGTTGAGGTCAGGGCGGGCAGCAGCTTCTCGCCGATGTTGATCGCCGCCACCTTGCCCTCGGCGCTGAACTGGGCCAGCTTGAAGGCGGCGTCCTTCTGCACCAGCGCGAAGCCCTGCACCCGGCCCTTCGCATCGCCGGAGGCGGCGCCGACCGCCTTGGTGTTGGCGACCAGGGTAGTCATGTGCTTGCCGGTGAGCTGCAGCGCCACGGCCAGGCCGGCCGAGCCGCCCATCATGGCCTTCATCGCGCCGACATAGGCGGCGGAACCTTGCGGGCCTGCTTTCAGCGCGGCTTTCTGCACCAGGCCGAGCGCGGCGATCAGGCCCTTCTTGGTCAGCGTGTCCGACAGCTTCTGCGAGGACAGGCCGAGCGCCCCCATCGTCTTCGCGGCCACGGAGTTAGGCGCGGCCATGGCGAGCAGCGCCACGTTCAGGTGCGTCGCGGCGAGCCGGGCGCTGACGCCCTCGCCGGTCATGGTCGCCATCGCACCGCCGACCTGGCCGAACGACAGGCCCAGGCTCGAGGCGGTGGGCAGGATCTTCGACAGCGACGTGGCCAGGTCAGTCAGGTGCGTCTTGCCGTGCGACACGATCGCCACGAGCTGGCTCGTGACCTTCGTCGCCCCGCCGGCACCGACGCCGTAGTCCTTCATCGCCGTCGTCACGGCGTCCGTGACGGTGGCCAGATCGGCGTTGCCGGTCTTGGCGCCCTCCGCGGCGGCCCGCAGGATCTTCAGGCTCGACGCCCCCGTGAACCCGGCCGAGGCGATCATGAACTCGCCCTTGATCAGCTGGTCGGTCGTGGTGCCGGTCTGGACCGATATCTTCTTGATCCCGTCGCCGATGACCCGCAGATCCTTCTCGGCGACGCCGGCCCCGGTGGACAGGGTGGTCATGGCCTCCTGAAAGCCGATGGCCATCTTGACGCTGGCCACGCCGACCGTCAGCGCCCCGCCCGCCATCGCCGAGGTGATCACGTTGGACACGTGCTTGGCCTGGCTGCCGAATCCCTTGGCCCAGGACTGGCCGGCCGTCGCGCCGGCCTTCTTGGTGTCAGCGCCCTTGAGTGCCTTGACGGTGTCCTCGCGCAGCGACTTGCCATCCACGTGCAGCCGGACGAATGCCTCGGCGAAGCTGGTCACCCGTCACCCCCGGCGATCAGCGTGAACCGGGCCACCTCGGCGCGCCGGGCCTCCGGGTCGCGGGCCGGGCCTGCCGTCTCGAGCGCGTCCGCGATCCGGTCGGCGGGTGTCTCGTAGTCCTCGCCGCCGCCCAGCCCGGCGAGCAGGTGCAGCATGTCCTCCGCCTCCTGCTCCCGCCGCCACAGCACCTCGGCCAGGTCGCACACCTGCCACAGCGGCAGGCCCCGCAGCAGCGCTACCCGGTCTGATCGGCCATGGCCTCCGCGTCCACCACAGTCACGTCGCCGCCGGCCAGCGAGATGACCCGTGAGACTCGCTCGTCCGTCTCCGATGGCCCACGAGAGGAGGATGAGCGCGGCCGGGTAGGGCGGCCCGTCTCGGCCTCGATGCCCACGCCCACTGCCTCGCTGATCTTCTTGAGGATGGCCACGACCGTCTCGTCGGGGGTTTTCTCGCTGCGGACGTGCCATTTGAACCGCAGGTACTCCTCGCTGCCGAAGGCGAGCTGCAGGAACTGGCTGATCATCGCGACGCCCTGCGGGCTCCTCATCTCCGTGGTGGACAGCGCCAGCAGCGCCAGCTCGCTCTTGTCGAGCATGTCCATCTGGCCCAGGCACCGGAACCGCTCGCCATCGAGCGTGAACTCGATGCCCTCCAGCGGGTTCAGGTCCGGCTCGTAGTCTCCCGGCTTCTCCGAGGAGAACGAGCCCAGGTTGCGGCGGTTCCGCGGGTCCAGCGGCACCTGCTGTGCCGGGCGGGACTGCCGTGCCCTGGCCTGCCCGGCGCGCTGCTTGGCTGCCATGCCTGCCTCCTTGCTCAGGGCGGCAGGTCACTGCCGCTGCGGTGCGGCCATGATGGCACGGAACAGCCGCAGGCCGCTGGCTGGCTTCTCCAGCATGAACGACACCGGGATGGTCGCGTTCGTCGCGCCTTTCTGCCGCGCCATCGCGACCTGCCCGGCGTTGAACGCCTGCCGGAAGATCCACCGCTCGGTGTGGTCCTCGGCCTCGAAGACCAGCATCACGCGCAGCTCCGACCCCAGGTCCGGCGGCTCGAAGTACACGCAGCCGGTGGCCCCGGTGATGGTGCCGCCGTTGAATGCCCGCTTCAGGTTCGTCGCGGTGATCTCCGACAGCGCGAAGTCCACCGACGCCGTCCGCCCGTCCGGGGCGTTGCTGATCGGGTCGAGTTCCTCGGCCACGTCAACCGGGCTGGTGTTCAGCTGGTAGTTGATCGTCGTCCCGCCGTCGGTGTAGCCGAGGCCCGCCCAGGCCAGGCTGACTGACGCCATCGGCGCGATCAGGTCGACGGGCTCGGCGGTGCCCAGCGGCGCCAGGTACAGGTAACCAGGCCCGAGGGCCAGGGCGGCGGGGTTGCCCCTTGCCATCTCTCACTCCTTGCCTGGCGGCTGGCCGCCGGGGTTGTCAGGCCCGGGCGGGTCGCCCGGCGCGTGCACGTGGTCCTGCCAGCCGTACTGCTCCACGTGCTCGTGGGGCACCCGGTCGCCCTCGTTGAAGGCGCGCGCGTGCATGGCCTCCAGGCCCATCTCGCCGGCGACGGGCAGCGGCCGGTCAGCGATCCAGAACGGCGGCGGCTGCTTGGCCTGCTTGGGTGCCATCGCGGTCACGACGACATCAGCAGGGCCTCGACCGACACTGTCGGCGTGACCGAGTAGGTGACGTTGACGTTGCCGTTGGCGTCGGCGAACGGGTTGACGGGGAACGGCCCGAAGATCCGGTCGCCGGTCGTGGCGGCCACCGACGGGAGCGCCAGCGGCGCCACGGTGGTGCCGAGCGGCGCCCCGGCGGCGGGCGGCGTGACGGTGACCACGCACGGGGCGGCGTTGCCGTTCTTGACCCGCAGGAACGAGTTCGGCCCGGCGGGAAACGTGTCGGCCGCGGACGCCGCGACCAGGCCCGGTGAGGACGCGCTGATGTCGGCGCCGGTCGACCGGTTGCAGACGGTCTGGACGAGTGCTGCCATGTCTGTTTGCTCCTCCTACATTGCGGCCAGGGTGAACTCGGCGGTCACGTCGAACCGGTACGGCTCCCCGCCGTCGGGCGGCTGCGGCATCGCCACCGGCCCGGCGAGCTTGTCGGCGACCAGGATCGTGACGGGCGCAGCCGGGCCGCCGCATTTATCCGGGCTGCCGGTCAGCTGCTCGACCGCCGAGGCGAGCGCCGCCGCGGCCCGCTCGGCGACATCCTCGGCGGCCGAATGCACGCTGAACGCGATCAGCGCGGCGCACAGGTTGCTGTCCTGCTCGGCCACCAGGTCGCTCGAGCCGGTCAGCCGCTGCACGATGGCGTAGGCGCCGTCGCCGGGGCTGGCCTGCATCCGCAGAAAGGCGCCCATCGACAGCGGGTTGCCGGTGCCGACCAGGTTCTGCTTGCTGTTGACCCAGTCGCGGACGGCCTGCTCGGCGGCTAGCACGGCAGCCCTGCAAACTGGCCTGTGCCTGCGCGCGTGCCACCGCCAGGCTGACGGGCAGCATCCGGCACGGGCACAGGTGAGGGCGGGACTGCTGAGGCGCTTAGAGACGCTTGTGGCGCGATGTGCCGGATGATCCCGGCAGTGCCGGGGTAGATCACGGAGTCAAACATGGAGGCGGACCCCCTGCACTGACGCGGCGGCCTTCTCGATGAAGTGATGTCCGGTCGTGCCCGGGTGATGGACGACCTGGCCGAAGACCTGGCCGGTGGCCCGGTTGCGGAGCGGCCAGGTGCCGTGCGAGCGGATGATGTGCGGCCGGGTGTCCTGATCGACGAAGGCCGCATAGGGCGCGGTCGGGCCGATCAGGATGTCGCCGCCGGGCACCCGGAGCGCATGCACGCTGGAGCGCAGGAAACCGGACGGCCGCAGCGGCAGGTCGCCCGGATGCCGGGTCACGCCCGGGCCGGAGACCACCGGGTTCGCGTAGACCGTCTGGACCTTGCTGACCGGGATGGCGGCCTTCATCGTCACCGTGATCTGGGCCACCAGGCGGGCCAGCGCGGCCTGGCACTGCGGGCTGTGCTCCGTCCACGCCTTCACCGCGGCCTCGTCCCAGACCACGTGGATGTCCTGCTGCGCGGGCATCGCGATCACCCGGCCCGGAAGCCCGGGACGGTCTGGGTGCCCGAGCCGGGGCTGGTGTCGGCCCACGGCGGCGGGTCCGGGCTCATCCACAGCGGCACCGGCTCGATGGCGCCGGTCTGCGTCTGCGCCATCACGTTCAGCAGCGTCCGCAGCGCGGCATCGGCGCGGAGGTTCAGCTGGTCGAACACCCGCACGTCGGCGTCCCGCACCGGGTAGGCGATCTCGATATCGGCCGCCGCCCGCCATTCGGCGGCGGTGCGGGCGGCCTGCTGCACCAGCGGCGCGTTCGGCTGCCCCGTCGCCGGAACCGGGCCTGCCGCGGCGAGCACGGCCGAGCAGGCGTCGTCGATGACCGACTGGGCCTGGCCGTCGGTGGGGGTGGTGGAGGCGGTGAACGTGCCCAGCGTCGCGTCGCTGCCCGGCGTCATCGTGTCCCGCGTGCGCCGCGGGATGTGCCGGGCAACGTCGTCGAGGGCAGGCGCCCACGCCTCCGCCACTGATCAGCCTCCCTTTGCGGCCCTGGCCGCGGCGGCCCTGGACGGCTTCGCCAGGGCGGCCTCCTCGGCTTCGGCGGCCTTCCGGGCATCGGCGTCCGCCTGCTCCGCCGCGGCCTGCTCGGCCGCTGCTTCCGCTTCCGCCTTCGCTCTCTCAGCTTCGGCGGCCTTCACCCGCTCCACGCCGGCTGCCGCGTCGTCGCGGGCCTTGCGTGCCCGCTCCAGGTCGGCCTCGGCGGTGGCGAGCAGCCCGCCCGCGTAGGAGGCGGCCTGCTGCGCGCTGGTGTCCGCCGGGTCGGGCGGCGTCCAGCCCTTCTCGTGGATCAGGCCCATCTTCAGGTGGTGATCCAGCTGCTCCTGCGGCACGTCGGCCGGGACCGGCGCGTTCTGGTACAGGCCGACGTACCGGATGCCGTCTGAGGTCTGCGTCTTGAACGTCACGTACAGGGCCGTGACCTGGTACTCCTTCGGCTTGGCAGCCATCAGTCCTCCTCGTCGGCGTGGGTTGCGATCCAGGCGGTCAGGACCCGGCCCGAGGGGACGGTGATCCCGTTGACGCGCACGAAGCGCACCCAGTGCCCGGCCGTGGCTGTCCCCACCACGGGCCCCGGGTTGCCTGCGCCAAGGGCCAGGTTCGCCAGCAGCACCCAGGTAGCGCCGTCCAGCGAGCCTTCCAGGATCGCCGACACGGCAACGCTGTGGTCTGCTCCCGTGTCGACGATGACGGCGGTGTGGTCCTTGGCGACCGTCTCCAGATCCCGCTGGGCGCCAGCGCCGACCGTAGCGGCGGCATCCAGCGACTTGAAGGGCAGCATCACGCGACCTGGTTGGTAGCGCCGATGAAGCAGGCGGAGCCGGGCTCCTGGATGATCGGGACCGTCTTGCGGCGGCCCTGCAGGTCCCACTTGTCGTTGGCGTCCACGCGGATGGACTTGATCTGCACCGCGAGCTGGTCCATGGCGTAGCCCGGGGCGGCGTCCATCTCGTCGGCCATCCCGCCGAGCTGCTGGCTGTCCAGCACGTACGGCACGGCGGCGATCGTGGACGGCGAGACCACGATCGTCAGGCCCGCGATGATCTCGATCTGGCCGGTGTAGATCGGGTTGTTGCTGTCCTCGCGGCGCAGCGCGTTGGTGACCGCGGTGTCGGACATCATGTAGGCGTAGTGCAGGTCGTCGACCAGCAGCGTGTCCGGCTTGTAGCCCAGGTTCGTGCTGTAGACCTTGGCCTTGGCGTTGAGGATGTCGAACAGGATGCGCGGCCCGGTCGAGGGCGAGCCCCAGTTGCTGACGGTCGTGCCCGCCGTGCCGGAGGCCGGGACGAACGCGGTCACCGCCGAGGCGATCGCCGACATGGCGACGCCGTCGACCTGCTTGATGATCGAGTTCACCGTCTTGCGCAGCGCGCGGTCGACGGTCTGCCCGGCGTACACGTTGCGGGCGATCTCCTCGTCGGTGACCGGGACCTTCTGGCCCCACTTGGACACCGACGCGATCCCCGCCGTGCCGGTCGGCATGTTCGCGTACGGGTACTCCGCCCCGGCGCCGACGGCCTCCACGGCACGGTCAGTCACGAACGGCTCGGACAGCTCGTAGAGCGCCGCGCCGCCGCTGGTGCGGAACCGCTGGGTCAGGATCTGGTCGGCGACGAACCGCAGGTCGATGTAGTCCCTCAGCCGCCGCCGGATCTGCGTCGGGCTGCTGAGGAACCTGGATATGGTCTCGAGGTCACCCGACAGGGTCGGGGGGGCAGCCGGGTAAGTACCGGGCATTTTCGGTCATTCCTTCCCTTGACGGGTGTTACTAGGCGGGGCCGGCTAGCCGATCCCGATGAACCGTGCCTTGACGGTCAGGCCCGCGTTGCCGGTGCCGCCGGCCAGGCAGACGCCGAGCAGGGTGCCCGCCCCGGCGACGGTCGCCAGGGTGCCGGTGTTCACCGACCCGGCCGTACCCGCGATGATCGGCGCCCCGGCGGCGATGACGATCGTGTTCTGGATGGCGACCTCATGGACGACGGACGACACCATCGCCACCGTGACCCGGCCGCCCGACGGCGCGTCATGCAGCGCCACGCCCACCGAGTGATCGCCCGTGGTGGACGGCGCGACCGTGTTGTTGCCCGAGGCGGTGAGGAGCTGGCCGCCCGTGATCGTGGCGGACGCGGTAGAAGTGAACGTCGCGTAGTTGACGCTGCTTACGGGTGTGTAGTCAGCCATTTCCTGGGCCTCCTTCTGCGGGCCTCAGCCCGGGAACTGCATCCAGCGGACCTTGAGGTTGTCGGCCACCGTCGTCAGCGCGATGCCGATGATCGACCGGGTGTTGTTGATGTCCAGCACCGTCGAGGCCGCCGCATACACGGCAGGCTCGGTGGCGGGCGTCGAGGACGGCGGCAGCGTCTTGACCTGCTTCCCCGCGTTCAGTGCGGTGGTGAGCTGGTCCCCGGCGGTGATGGTGCCGTCGGCGACTGACTCATGCACCGGCCCGAAGCCGTACACCGTGACCCGGCCGTTGACCGGGGTGTCGTCCCCGGCGATGCCGATGACCTTCGCCGACGGGGTGGCGGATGGGACGACCGGCCGCACCGTGCCCGAGCCGGAGACCTCCAGCACGTCCCCGCCGACGCACGCCACCGAGCAGGTCAGGGTGAGCTGCCTGCCGGTCAGGTAAACCGGGGTGTAGTCGGCCATGGCTCAGGTCACCGCCCCAGGGAAATTGAGACGCGCGAACTCGCCGAAGCGCCTGATGGCTGCCGCGTCATAGGCACGCGCCGCCTGTTCCTCATCGGCGAAATAGCCGAGGTGCTCCTTCGCGCAGGCCGCCATCCAGCGGCCGGTGCGCCGGTACAGGAAGACGCCCTTGAACCGGCTGGAGCACGGCACCGCCGACTTCACCCGGTTGCCCTGGTTCATCGGCTGGCCGCCCGCCTCGCGCAGGTTCTCCCTGCGATTGTCGAGCTTGTCCCGGCTGACATGATCGGTCATCCGGTAGCCGGTGAGCAGCCGGTGCATCAGCACCGTGCGCCCGCCGCGCTTCCCGGTCGGAACCTTGGTGACCGCGTAGCCGTGGCTACCGACCCGCCAGCGGAAGTGGCAGAGGAGCGGGACATCCGCATCGTCCACCAGGACGACGCGCCCGTTCGCCGCCTTGCCTTGTAGCATGATCTCCGCCATCGGTCAGGGCTCAGCTCTTGGCCGGGAAGGATGGAGGAAACAAACTCCGATACTCCTCGTCGAGCAGCTCGTCGCTGACCGAGCCGCCCGCCGAGCCGATGTCGTCGACCGGGACTACATTTTTGGCCAGCCCCGCCAGCACCTCGCGGGTGCCGTCGGGGTCGGCGTCCCACAGCCGCTCCCAGTGCTTGCGCCGGGCCGGGCTGAGCTTGCCGTCGCGGACGGCGGCCTGGATGACGGTGTCGCGCTGGTCGCGCAGCTGCGCGGCGCGGGCGGCCTCGCCGGCCTGGACCCGCTTGTTCATGTTGTCCCACGCCTCCTGCTCCACGGCGATCACGCCGCTCGGCAGCTTGCGCGAGGCCGCCGCCATCGCGGTCGCGTTCTTGTCCGCCAGCGCCGCGACGCCCGCCGCGATGGCGGCCTCGTCCAGCTCGGCGTCCTCGGCCAGGCCCAGTTGCGCGCGGAGGGCCGCCTTCTGCTCATCGGTGAACTCCACGTCGGAGCCTCCCTTTCTTCCCGGGCCGGTGCCCTTCGTCTTGGCCTTGCTCTTCGAACCCGCGCCTGCGTGGGCGTGGTTGTGCTTCGCATCCCCCGCGTGGGCGTGCGAATGGTCGTGGGACATGTCGCCGGCCTGCGAGCCGAGCGCCGCGTGCGGGTGGGAGTGCGTGCCGGTGTAGCTGCCGTGCGGCCCGCCCGCCGCTGCGTCATCCGGGTCGTAGACGCCGAGGAGCTCCATCAGCTGGTCGGCGAGCGCCTCCGCCGCGGTGATCAGGTCGAGCGCCTGGGCGGCTTCCTCGGACACGGTGGTGCGGTCGATGCCGGCGCCCAGCTCGCTGGCCTCATCCAGGGTGGCGTCGAGGCTGGCGAGCAGCTTCTGCACGTTCTCGTCGGCGTCGGTGTCGCTGGCGATGGCGGCCCGCGCGATGCGGAGCCTGGCCAGCCGCCCGGCCGTGGCCCGGTGGTCCCACGCCGCCTTGCGGGGCACGCCCTCGCGGCTCGAGGCGGCCGACGCCCACGCCGCCGCCACCTTCCCGGCCTTCATCCGCGCCGCCGCGGCCTTCACGTCGACGTACTCGACCTCCACCTCCTGCTGATCGCCGAAGGTGATGTCGGCGCCCTTGATCGTCACCGGCACCCGGTACACCTTGGAGGTGGCCTCGTCGCTCACGATGAGCTGCGGCGGGTCCATCTGCATCTCGGTGATCCAGTAGCTGTACGGCGTCGATGAGCTGTCGTAGTAGGCGCGCCGCACGTCCTCGGTCGTGACACCGGCCGCGAGCACCGTTCCTGGCATGGCTCCTCCGGAGATGTTCAGCCGCCACGACTCGCGCGGCGTGCCCTCAGGTGCGCTCTTCGCCGCCACGCCGTACAGGGCGGCCACATCGGCCAGGCTGGACAGAACGCCCACGCCCGGCATCGACGTGCCGAGCAGCGCCAGCGCCGTGATCACGAACGGGTGCACGTGGCCGATCTGGCACTGGAAGTCCCAGGCGCCCTCGATCGAGCGGTTCGGGTACGCCGAGGTCATGACCGGCCCCAGCCAGCCCGGCATCCCTGCCAGATCCCCGGTGATCTTGGTCCCCTCGGCGGCCAGCGCCATGTTCGCGACCCGGCCCACGGCGGGCTCGCCGTCGAACCGCGGGTCGGTGTGACCGAGCTTGATGACCGGGGTGCCGATGGCGGGGCACTGGCTGGCCTCCACCGCCGCCGCCAGATCCTCGGCCGTGAAGGTGGCCTCGCCCGTCGACAGGTTCCACGTGCCGGCCGCGACCAGGTCGACATCAGGAACCGTCGCGAGCGCGGGCATCTCGGCCATCAGAGCTCGCCGCCCCAGATGCCCATGACGGTGCCGCGGCAGCGGTCGAAGCCCTCGCACTCGATGTAGCCGCCGTTCGGGTAGGCGGCCTCCGCCTCGTCCAGCGACCGGAACACGGTGCCGTCGATCGCGGTGCAGTGCTCGCACGTATTGTCGTCGAGCAGCTCGGTCGCGATGTACTCGGCCTGCCCGGCGCTCTCCGGCGCCGCCTCGAGCACGGCGAGCCGGCCCGCGTTCTGCGCGGCGGACAGGGCGGCGCCGAGCTGGTCGCGGAGGCTGCGCTGGCTGAGCCCGTCCAGGTGGACCGCCACGAAGTCACCGGCGTCAGCGGCCGGGATGGCGCCCGCCACTTGCAGCGCGAACTTCGCGGCCTGCGCGGCCACGTACCCGCCGGCCATCGCCGCGGCAGCCGCAGCTACCTTGCCGAGCCACGAGGCGCTGATCTTGGCCTTCGAGTCGGAGACGGTGACGCCCTGGTGCTGCGCCTCGGCGATCATGCCGGCCTTCGCCTTATCCGCCGCGGTCGCCATCGCATCAGCCAGCAGCTGCGCGCCCGGCTTGCTGTCGACCTTCAGCCCGGACAGCCTGACCGGGCTGTCCGCCTGCGCGATGACCTGGTCGACGAGGCTGTCGCGCTGGGCGCGGAACACGGGCGTCCACTGCGCGAGCAGCCAGTCCAGCTCGGCCTGCCAGTCCGATTGCAGCGTCACCGGGTCGAAGCCGGCGCGGACCTCGGCGGCGGTGAGCTTGCGGCGCAGCGTGCCGGGAACGGCCGCGCGCGGCAGCGCTCCCCGTGCCCGCAGGTGCCGGAGCGGGCGTCCCGCCGCGGGCGTGGGTGCGGGCACGCCCGGCGCACCCGGTGCCGTTCCTGGCTGGCCGGGCGGCTTCGGCAGGATCGCGGGCTGCGGCGTCTTGCGCTGCGGCAGCCGCCACGCCTGCCGGATGTACGCCTCGAGCTCCGGGTCGGCGGTGATCGCGCCGAACTGCATCAGCCACATCAGGGCCTGCGCCGTCGGCTCGTGCTCCTGGCCGATGTCCGGGCAGACGACCCGCGGGCACGGCTCGTCCTCGCCCCAGTTGACGGTCACCAGGTCCGTCACGGCGCCCGGCATGCCCGGGTAGCCCGAGGTGGTCTCGGTGGCGATCTCGTCGGCCAGGCCCTGCAAGGCGAGCACGAACAGGTCCAGGAACGACTCGCCGAGCGCGCGGGAGCCGATCTCGGTCTGGCCCAGGTCGACGATCCCGGCCAGGCACATCTTGGACATCTGCTGGTCGAGGTACTTGATGAACGCCAGCGCGTCCGGCACCGAGCCGGTCATGCCGGACAGGCCGAACTTGAAGCCGGCCGGGATGCCCGCCCCCGTCTGGTCGCCCGCCCGGATCGCCGAGGCGAGCGCCTGGGCCTGGGTGACCTGCGCCTGCGTCGCGCCCGGCGGCGTCTCCACCGTCGGCACGCCCATCCCGAACCGCCGGATCGACGTGGCGTGCACCCGCCACGTCTCGTGCTTCAGCAGCCACGCGCCGAACGCCGGGCGGAGCATCGAGATCCCCGCCCACTGGGAGCCTTCCATCTCGTGCGCGTACCAGACGAGCCGCTCACCCGGGATCGGCTGCTCCTGGGTGGTCTGCCGGACCTCCATGACCGAGCCGTCATGGTTCAGGTGGATGTTGGCGAGGGTCCACGGCATCCGCGGGCCGAGGGAGGCGAGATGGTACAGGCCGGCGGTCTCGTCGAGCTCGTAGCGGCGCTCGAAGAGCGAGTGGCCGAAGATCAGTTTCTGCGCGGCGGCCCGCAGGTGCCGGTGCCACGTGATGCCGCGGCGTCTCGCGGGGCCAGGGTGCTCGTCCACGCCCTGGATCGGCAGGCCCAGGTCATCGGCGACATGCCGGGTGATCTTCGGGTCGCAGCCCTCGCCGTCGACCGCCCACGTGGCCCGGAGCATCGGGTGGATGAACGCCGACAGGACGGCCTTAATTTGGGGGTCGTGCCGCATCTTGCCGTACGTGATGACCGAGGTCGGCCAGATCAGGTCGGCGCTGGTCTCCCACCACTCCGAGAGGAGGCCCTGGCCCCACGTTCCCCAGTAGTAGTCCGGGGTGCCGATGTCACGCGTCGGGGGCGCGGGCGCCGATGCAACGATGGCAGGCACCTCCGCGCTGAACTGAACGCCCCCCGCGCGGTCTGATCGGCGCCGCATGCCCGCTAGCGGCAACCCTACGCCATGTCAGCGCTCACCCGTTAGAGTCCAGTCCTAACAGCCGTGACATCCAGGGGGTAACAGGTGGCAACGTCGTGAACGTGGTGATTTACCAGGTTGTGCGCCTCACTGGCCAGGACACCGCTGGCGACGCATGCGAACGGCTTGTCCTGGCAACGTTCAGCCAGCAGCGCGCCGTGGAGATGGCCGCTTCCGAGCATGGCTACAAGATGCTGGCCATCGAGGTTGAGGACGCGCCTAGTGTGGCGGTCTAACAGCCGTTACAGCGAGGGGGTTGCCAGTGGCCAGGTCTGAAGCGCTGCGGCAGGAGATCGACGCGATGAGCGGCATCGAGCGGATCATGACCGCCCTGCCGCCCCGGACCCGCTCCCGGGTCGTCGGCTGGGTGATCGACCAGTTCATGGAGCCGGTGCCGCCGGCTGAGCATCAGGCTGGCGTGGATGCGCGCGGCATCGACAAGCCCTAGCGGTGGCGCGGGACGCCGCCAAAGCGCGCGGACTGCTCGTCATAGACGGCGCGCGCCGTCGCGTCCAGATCAGCCAGCGTGACCCGCTCCCACTCCTGGGTGACGACGACCTTGCGCCGCCAGACGTGCGAGCCCTGCCAGAGCTGAAGGCCGAGCCAGTCATCGAGCGGATAGACCGCCTCAACCTCGGGCGCGTCGTTGCGGACCTGCATGCTGCCGCCTGACATCTCGATGGCGTATTCGGTGACCGGCAGCGGGTCAGCCGTCCTCCGTCCGGTGCCGTGGAGATGAATGCCACAGCGGCGCACCTCCGGGTAGGTGGCCGAGTTACGGCATCGCGTGCCAGCCTTAGTGGTCGCGCCGCAGCCATGCCGGGCGCAGAAGAGCCACACGTTGCGGCCCTCGCCGTCCAGTTCGCTCCGGCAGCGGGGGCAGCGCGTGGCTGCCATGATCGCGCGGACGGTGCGCTTTTCGTTCTCGGTCAGCGTGTTGCCCATGCCCTCGCCGCTCTCATGCCGGGCACTGCAGGCACCTGCGGCCGTGGCCGCTGACCGTCGGCGGGTGGGTGCAGTGCGAGCAGCACGGGTACAGGCCGGGCTTCAGCTCGGGCAGCTTGAATACCGCTGGCTCGTTCCCGGGCGCGACGATCGCGGCGAAGCCATCGGGCATGCGGGAGTCGGCCCTCACCGGAATGCCGAACGGTCCGGCCGGCTGCTCCAGCGCCGCGAACCCCGCGCGGACCACCTCGGCCATCGTCGTGCCGAGCGCCGCAAGGGATGCCGTCTGCGCGTCTGTCAGGTAGACGCTCGTGCGCTTACCCATGGACGGGCTCATGCCATGGCGACCAGCCCCACATGCCGCCCTGGTCCTGGCCTACGAAGCCGAGCCGGTCAAACCAGATGTCTCGCAGCCAGTGAGGGATATCGAGACTGTCGATCAGGCTGTCCGGGCTGGCTGCCTCAGCCTCCACGAACTGATCGGCGTAGCTCAGCGCCCTGCGGTCCCCGGTCAGGACGTAGGCGCGCTTGGCCGCTTCGATCCAGTAGGCGGCCGGCTGCATCACCGGGCCACTGCCATTGTGGTACCTCCGTGTATGGGTACCACACAGCCTAGCCCTCTGCGCCGGTAGGGGTACCACACTCAGTAGTCCAGGTTCATGATGTCCAGCTGGCCCGTGCCGTCCGAGTGCTGCCCGTTGCCCGCGCTGCCCGTCGCGCTCGCGTAGGCGGCGGCGATGGCGCGCTCGTGCGGCGACAGGCCCTCCCGCGGCGGGTCCGGCGCCTTCGCCCACTGGTTCGTCACCACCAGCGCCGCGTAGGACAGGGTGTCTACCTGGTCGTCGTGGGCTCCGTTCGGGAACGCCGCCAGCTCATCGGTCCACTCGTCCAGCCACGGCGCCTCGGCGGGGAACCAGACCCGCCCGGCGTGCACCCGCCCGGCGGCCGGGATGGCGCGGGTGATCTTGTCGGTGTCGGCGCGCAGCTCGGCCACCGGGTACCCGGCGTCGCGGGCGTCCTTCACCAGCGTGGACGCGAAGAAGCCGTGCTCCACGTACAGCACGCCCAGGCCCCAGCGCCGGATCAGCGGGTCAGCGATCCTGAAGTGGTCATGCTGCTGGACGCGCGCCCGGGCGCGGTCGAGCAGGATCAGGTCGCCCTCCACCGACACCGCCCACGCCGACACCACTGTCCAGTCGGCGGTGGTCCTCGTGCTGGCGGCCACGTCGACGGTGCCGAACGTCCAGCAGTCCGCCATCGTCACCAGCTGGCCCTCGCACGCGATCCGCTCCCGGCCGTCCTGCCACGGCTCGGCGTGCCGCCAGTACCGGAAGGCCGAGCGGCGGAAGAAGTTGCCTTCCGGCGCCACCGGGTTCTGCTGGTACATGCCGCTGAACACGTACGGGCTCATCCCGGCCCGCAGGTTCGCGAAGTAGCCGGGCGCCCGGCCGCGCACCGACTCGAGCTCCTCGCCCGGCGGGCGGCCCAGCTCGTCGCCATCCTCGGCGATGGCGGGGATCTTCAGCACCCGCCAGTGCAGCGGGCCTGGCCTGCTCAGGATGCGGCCGGCCAGGTCGTCCTCGTGAAATCTTGTCATGATCAGTACCACGCGGGAGCGGGGGCCGAGCCGGGTCAGCGCCACCGACTCCCACCAGGACCACGCCGACTCGCGGATCGTCGCGGACTCGGCGTCGGCGCGGTCCTTCACCGGGTCATCGATCACCATCAGCCGGCCCACCGAGCGGCCGGTCAGCGGCCCGCCGACGCCCGTGCAGTACACGCCGCCGCCCTCCGGGGTGTCCCACCGCGCGGCGGCGCTCGAGTCCTGGCGGATGGTGACGTTCAGCCTGCCCTCGGCCAGGGCCACGTCGCGCTTGATCTCCCGGCCCCACCGGATCGCGATGTCGGCCTGGTAGGAGATGACCGCGATCTGCGCTGACTGGTCAATATGCAGCACCCATTCGGGGAGCCGCCGGGAACATATCGTGCTCTTTCCCTCCTGAGCGGGAACCAGGACGGCCAGGGCATTGTGCGGTGAGTCGTCTGCCATCAGGTCCACGAGCGCGTCATCGATCAGGCGGAGCGCCGGGCTGCTCTTCGTGGCGGGGTCGAGCGCGGCGGCGAGCGCCAGCGGCGAGGGATAGTCCTGCTTCCTGCGCTCTGCCCGGCGCCGTTGCAGGTCGCGCAGGTGGCGGAGCCGGTCAGGGGGTGCCTGGATCGTCACCATGCTCGGCCTCCAGCCGGGCTATCTCCGCCTCCACCATCTCCGCGGTGATGACCTCGATACGCGACCGGGCCGGGGCGTCGTAGCCGATCGTCTTCGCGCGGCGCTCCAGCAGCGCCCGGATGCGGTCGATCGCGGCCAGCACCGGCCCGTCATCAGCGAGTTCCTCGTAGACCGGGATCGGGGCGCCTTCGCCGTCGAAGACGATCTCGCCGCTGCTATCGCGCTCCCAGCCGGCCTGGCGGCGGACGATGCTGCCGCCCGAATGCGCGACGTGGGGGCGCAGCATCACGGCCCAGGCCTGCTCGATCAGCCGGTCGATCCGGTCAAGATCGATGCTGCGGCCCAGGTCGGCGCCCTCGGCGGGCAGGTCGGCGAAGGCACGGTGGACCGCGTCGTGGGCATGGCCGCGGGAAGCGAACCTGAGCTCGTCGGCGATCCGCTGGTAGGACCAGCCCTGGCCGTAAAGGTCGGCGGCACGGCGGTCACGGGCGGCAGTCTTCAGTGACCGCCGGTAGGCGCCATTCGGGCCTCGGGTTCGCGTGGCCATGGGTGTTCGTCAGGTCATCCCGCGCCGATGCGGACTCTCCCGCTCGGGAGTACCGGCTTCTCGGCGCCGGCGGTGATCCGGGCGTAGCACATGTACTCGCCGGAGGCGTACACCTGGGCGGCCGGGCCGATCAGCAGGGCCGCCTCCTTCGGCTTGATGCCGTCGGGGGACAGCCAGGTCGCGGCGTGCCAGTCGCCGCTCGAGGGCTCGGCGCCCGCGTCGGTGATCAGCGCCAGGTCCACTGCGTATTGCGTCAGGTCGGTGCCCTTGGGGCCGTAGAGCGGCACGAACAGGTAGGCCAGGGACGAGGCGAGCTGCATCATCGGGAGGCCTCCTCAGCGGTGCGGCGGGCCGGCCTGGTCGGTGCCATGCGGGCTACCCGTAGAGTAACGCGACCCTGGCGGGCCGGCCTCCCAGCCGCGGTCGTGCGGGTCGCCCGCGGCGTAGCGGTCGTGCACCGGGCCGGACTGCCAGCGGCTATGCGGCGATCCGGCGCTCACCTGGCCTGCCAGGGCCGCGGCTGGCGGCGGCAGGGCAGGAGCCGGAGGCGGCACCGCGGCGCGCCGGAACCTGGTGAACAGCCCGGCGAGACGTGAGCGCAGGCGCAGTCCCGGCTTCGCCGGAGCCGCTGCCGCTGGCGGCACGAACGGCGGCGAGAAGGCGGCTGCGCGGCGGCTTCGCAGCGGCAGCGACCGCGCCGGACGGCGGGCCCCCGGGGCTGGCACAGCCGGCTGCGGAGCTGCGGTCGCTGGCCGGCGCCTGGCCGGCAGCGCCAGCTTGCGGCGCGGCTGGGCAGCGATCGCCGGGACTGCCGCCGCGGCCGGCCCGGGCACCCTGGCCGCGCGGCGCCAGATGACGCGCCGGGCACGCGGCTGCACGGGCACGGCAGGCACGGCTGCCGCGAGCACCTGGGGCGGCGGCGGCGCGGTGGCCTGCCGGGTGAGCGGCCTGGCCAGTGCCCGCCGGTACCGCTGCCACGGCGTCACGCCAGGTGCTGCGGCAGCTACCGCCACCGCGGGCGGCACCGGAGCGGCGGGGCGCCTGCGCACGAGCGGCAGCAGGCGGCGCCTCGCGGGCTGCACGGCGGGGGTCTGGGCGGGCGGCAGGGCGGCCTGCGGGCGGCGGCGCCCTGGCCCTGGCGGCCGGCGGGGGCGGGCCGGCTGGATGGCGGGCAGCGGCTGGAACGTCTCAGCGAGCGGGAAAGCGGGAGCCGGCGGGCGGCGCTGCTGCCGTGCGGCGGTAGCTGCCCGTGCCACGTTCTGCCGGGGCTGCGGCTTCGCCGGCGCGGCGGCAGCCGGGGTGAACCCGGCGCCGGGCACGCCGGCAACGCGGGGGCGGTACCGGACGGCGGCGACACGGCGAGCAGGGCGCGCAGCAGCCGGCACGACAACCGGCTGAAACACGGCCAGCACGGCGGTAATGCTGTTCCCGGCTGCGCCCCACGTCACTGACCCGGCGAGAGCTGACGCGACAGCCGGGGCGGACTGCACGATGACTGCCGTGTGCACGACGTCGCTCGTCGCACTGTCATCACCGACCGCTGACCAGCCGCCTGCCGGAGTCTCAGTGTCGGTGGCCGCCGAAGTAAGTTCCAGCCCGGTGCCGCTGATTGCGTAGCTCCCGGCTTGCGCCACGGCTGCTTGCGACGTGACCGTCAGCGGGTTCGCTGTCGTCCCGGTCGCTGTGCCGAGGGTCTGCAGGAAGTTGGTCGCGTCTGCCCCCGACAGTTCAAACAGCGTGGCAGTCATTGCGCCGGTGCCCGTGAGAGTCGAGCTGAACGACGGGGCCGCGTCTGCGCCGGCCGCAGTACGGACGAAGATCCCGAGCGAGCACCGGGTGCCGGCTGTCGCCGAGATCGGCTTAACCCAGCCTGCCGGGGCACCCGGTGCCGTGACTGATGTCTGCGCGATCGCTGACACGACCGCGACGAGCAGGTTCCCGGCCGTCCGGTTCTGCCCCGCACCCCAGACGCTAGTGATCGGACTCGTCGCAGAGCGGGTGAATACCGGCGTGCCGACCGAAGTAACGCCGGCCACGGCTCAGGCGTCTACTCGTCGATCTCAGGCGAGACGACGAACAGGTGCGACGCGGGCAGCGCGTTGCCGATGTTGACGATCGCGAGGCCGTTGGCGGTGCCCTGGTCGACGCTGTAGCTGTCATCGGGGAACTCCCACGGCACGTCCTGGCCGACCTGGGTGTTGCCGCCGATCTTGGTCAGCGCGTTGGCGCCGATCGTCGGGCCGGTGCCCGCTGTCGGCCCGGTGGTGATGTCGATGCCGGTCGACACTGACGCAGTGCCGCGCTGACTCAGGTTCTGGAACGTCGTCGTCGTAAAGCCGGAAGTAGCGGCGCGGACAGTCTGCCGGAACAGCCCCAGCGTGTGCTGGTCGCTCGTGACCGAGCCGGCCGGGCCGCGCACATGCCACAGGATGCGGCGCAACTTGAGCTCAGCCGATGCGCCGGGGATCAGCGCAGCGAAGTAGCCGTTGAACGTGGTGGTGACCGGCGCGCCGGCCAGCTGCGCGGACTGAGACTCGACAGCCGCCCCGAACCTGCTCACTTGCCTGCCGCCTTCCTGCGCTCGATGCCTTCCCGCAGCCGCGCCGCATGATCCGCCGGCTCGGCGCGCCAGTCGAACTCGCCGGCGTCGTGCCGGGCGAGCAGCCGGTCCTCGAACTCGGCTTCGCGGATCTCCTCGTCGGGGAGCTGGGCGACGGCATTGCGCAGGTTCGCGATCATGCCGTCGATCTGGTCCAGCCGGGCCGTGTGCGCCTGCCGGTGGCCGTAGCCCGCGCGCAGGTCGCTGCTCAGCTTGTCAAGGTCAGCGAGCGCCGCGCGCTCGGCGGGGGCCGTTGCCGGCATGTCGGGTCCTCTCGTCAGGCGCTGGCTAGCAGCAGCGGCGTGCCCTCCGGGGGCACTGTCTCATGGGGCTGGTAGGGCCGGCCCGACCAGTCACGCAGGCACAGCGGACCCCAGGCGAGCCCGAAGCGCTGGCGGCAGAACTCGGTCAGCCAGGCGACCGTCTGGCCGTGGTGGACGACGAACATGCGGGCGTCGCCGCCGTTGCACACCAGCAGCCCGTAGAACGGCACGTCACGCCGTTCTGCTGCCCGGAGCAGCGGCACGCTCATGGTCACCCCGCGCGGGTATGGGCTGTTCGCTCACTGCGAACCCTACGCGCCAGCCACGGCCTGAGGGCTATGTGCAACGCGCATAGGTCGACGGCGTCCCATTTCCCCGGCTCGAGCTCGGGCAGGCCGAGCAGCGTCACGAGGCCGCGGAGCAGGTCAGCGTCGGCGCGGGGGGCGAGGACGGCGGCGGCCTCTTCCGGGGTCCAGGGCACGCCGAAGCAGGCCGGACGAGTCGGGGGCATGGCGCCGATCTTAGCGATCTGGCACGTCAGCCCGCGCCCGGCCCGCGTCAGTGAGCCCCCAGAGA